TTATTTATATCTTTCCACTTGGAAATCTTGGCCGTTTTGCAAAATCGTAAACGCTATTACCGCCAGTTTCCGCATGATGGCAATTAATATCAATTTTATATGCTTCCCTTTATTTTTCAGACGCCCTACAAATTCAGGGAAGGCATTACAACGATATGCAACAAGTGCAGGCATATAAAGGCTTTTCCTTATTTCCGAACTTCCTATTTTTGATATTCTGCTTTTTCCGTTCACGCTTGTTCCTGATTGAAATTTTCTAGGGTCTAGGCCTAGATAAGCCGTGAACTGTCTTGCATTTTTAAATTCATGTCTTTTATAGGTTGATAGCAATACTGCTGTCGCTTGCTCGCCTATGCCTGTTATTGTTTTCAGCCTTTTGCGTAGATTGTTATAACTTGGATTGTCTTTGTAGAACTGGAGTAATTGCTTTTTGACTATCTGTATTTGTGCTGTCAGGTTTGAAATAGTTGTTTGAATATGGGATTTGATATAGTCGGGTGCTTCGTGTTGTTTAGCTTTTTCTGTTGCGCGTTGCTGTTTCAGATAGTCTAAATATCGGGCGATTTCCTGTAATTGCTTCTGTTCTTTTGTCGGCGGTTTCCATGCTTTTAATTTGTGCTTTCGGTCTTGGCAATATTGGGCTATCAACTTTGCGTCTTGTGTATCTGTTTTTGATCGTTGTAGTTCTGCTATCGCATATCCTTTTATCTTTCGTGGATTCTCTACGGTAATTGTATATCTTGAATAAAGATATTCGGCTAATGCTTCGTAATATGTGCCTGTTGCTTCGCACACGCAATGGAGCTTATCGTTTACTTTATGACTTTGTAGCCAATTTATTAATTGTTCAAATCCTCCTTTGTTGTTCTGAAACTTCTTTTGATAATTTTGACCGTCTACAATCAAACAGCAATCTATTGTGAGCTTTGAAACGTCTATTCCTAAGTACATGGTTTAACCTTATTAATTCGGGCTTTTTGCCCTAGATAGTGTTCAAACTTAAGATGTACGAAAGCCCACGCTTCTATCTTTCTTACAAGCTGTACGCTTTGGCCGTACTTTCGAAGTCGTGGGCTTTACTTGGTGTTTCGTCAAACGCCAAGCCCTCAATGGGCTGATTTACTCATTCAGGGCTTGAAGCTTATCGCCTTTGCCGTATCTGATTTTATTGGGGTCGCAGGTTTTGGTAAAGGTTTCTGTTGCGACCCGAATGTCTGATTTTTTTTGGGCGTATCTCAGTCTGGAATCACTCCGTTCGGGGGTTTCCGGTATTGAAAAACAGTTCATAAAAAAGGAAAAGGGGGTATTCATAAAGATTGGGTAAAAAGCGCGCCCAATCTTTACAAAGCTTCCCCCTTTTCCTTTTTTCTGCCCTATTTTCCTGCACCTACAACCCCCGAACGAAGCGATTCCAGACTGAGACACTTTAAAAAAAACAGCCATTCTAGCAATTAACCCCCTTCACTCAGCTCAAGCCATCCTGAGGGGTAGGGATTGAACTTTCTGCTTTACGACTCCGCCGCCAATTCCTTCAAACGGTTTTCCGCGCTCTTCAGTTGTCGTACATGAGATTTTGCTACGGCTTTCCGCCCATTACGAGAACTTGCGGCTTGTCCGCTTTCGCGGACTGTTCCACCTGTTCCGTCCTTTGCTGTTCGTCCTTATAAGGATTGAAAGGCAACCCGTTTTTCACATATTCTTTACACATTATCTTTGTTATTTCTTTCAAGGGTGTTCCTTGATTTGAATAGCATGTGCAATCTGATTTTCCGCCGTCTATACATCCGGCGATTTGCTCAAAGGTTTTTACTTGTCGGACTGTGTTATAAATAGGCTTGCTTTCGGGCTTTTCGGGTAAAGTCGGCACAAAGTCTTCAGGTTTCAAATTGTCTGAATTTTTTAAAGGCATTTCCTCTGATGATGCAGGCTGCTCCGTCATCGTCTGCACAACGCTTTCTTTTTGCGCTTCCTGCTCAATCCGGCTGTCTGTGGCTTTGCTGTAAACTTTAAAAATGCCGTAACTTTTCCAGCCTACAAACCCTACAATCGCAATCAACGCCCAAACCGCCCAAGGTACTTTTTTCTTGAACTTTTGGTGCTGGCTTGCTGATTTATAGTATTTAAAGGCTTCTTTCGGCGGTTTCCAACTTGCGACTTCTACGCCGCTTACGCCTGCGGGATTGTCCAACGAGGTTACGCATTTATACCAATAATACTGTTTCATTCCGATTGCCTTGCGTTCAAGGTGTACATGCTTTGAAACAAGGTTGCGGACGAATATATCAAGTTGGCTCGGGTGCTGCGTCATCAAAATAACGGTATGCCCGTGATGGCGGAGTTCTGTCAGTTCCTGAATATAAGGCGGAACGGGACGGCCTGCCGCGCGTACCGGATAAGTGTAGTGCGCTTCGTCAACAATCAGCACTGCGCCTTCCGGTATGACATCACGAAGCGGGGCGGACATGATTTGCTCTTCCGTCAGTTCGTGGGCTTTAAACTGCCGTTTATCCAATCCGTCGATATGGCAGAAATAAAGCGGTCTGTCTACCTCTGTGCCGTCTTCCAATTTCATTTTGAACAATCCGTCTTCGTTGTTCAAAATCATAGAGACGACGCGGGAGGTTTTGCCTGTCCCCATGTTTCCTGTAAACAGATAAATCATGCTTCTACCTCATCCTGGAAAGACAAACGTCAGTTTTTTGAATGCGTGCATACCAATGAAGAACGAGAATGCGCCGAACAGGTAGCCCAACCCCTGACCGAATCCCGAAATTAAAAGAAGGTTCAGTATGTCGGAAGGCATGGAATTGATCGCATTTGACGTGTAGTCTTTGAACTTTTCCAGCGCGATGAGATACCCGGCATAGGTTACAAATGTCAGACCTGTTGCAAGGATTATTCTGACAATCAGCATTTTCAGAAGTATGCCTAAAAGTGGAATCAGACCGGCAAGTAATGGCATTTATTTCCCCTTCAACGAACCGAAAACGACAAAAGCCGACATAATGATAAAGGCGAGCAGTACGGCAAAACGGATTTTTTCGGCAAACACGCATAACGGCTCATAGCTTGCCTGATATTGCCTACCGAAAACATGAAAGGTTTTCGGCTGCGGACATACGCCGTTAGACGGTAAAAAGTTATGTGAAGACCATGTTTTATCGTCTATAACCTGCGGTATGCTTATATCGTGAAACATGCCGTCTGAAGGTTTGCCCATCTCCTGACAGGCTAGGATTTCCGGAAAATAATCGCACAAAAGCCCGCCGTCTTCGCCTTCTTTCCTTTCTTTGCGATGCCTACCGTTTGGGCGGTCCGGAACGGCGGGGGAATCGGGTCTTGTGCCGGGCTGTCCGTCCGTATCGGGATTTGCATCGGGATTCAAATCGGGGTCGGGTTCGGGATTGGGGCTCGTGCCGGGGTTCTCATTGGGGTTCGGGTTGTTTGCGGGGTTTTCGGCGGGCGATACTTCGGGCAGCGGCTGTGCGTTCGGTGCTTCCGCGCTTCCGGGTGTGAGGTCGGGACGCGGGATTACTTGAACATCCACTGTGGTGTTGCCTTGCGAATCCCTGCCGAATGTTGCGACAACCTGAACGGGATTCCCGTTCCTGTCCGTAACAGGCCCCATATTCACTTTTGTTCCGGGTGCTACTTCTACTTTTTCGGAATAACCGGGATATCCGGTTGCCTTTATGTATTTGTCGGGATTGGCATCGACTTTCAACGATAAAATCTCTTCCAGCTTTTTGGCATCCATTTCTTCTTTGTATTTTGAATTGCGAATAAGGGAAAAATTAGCCCCATTTCTGTAATCATCACCTTTATTGACCAAACAATCTCCGCCATTCCAATTAAATGTGCAACGATTTAAAACAAAATTATTCCAATCCAAAGAACTTAATTTATTCAGTTCTTCTTTATGCCAATTCCAAAACGGACGTGCCAGCCTATACATTTGGCTTTCCATCAATTCTTTGACTTCGGGGAATCTGCTGTCATCGGACATAAGGCGCATAATCGAACTGTCAACGCCGTAGCAGCCATAGGTTCTATTAATACGTCTTTCGTCTTCGTACCAAAGGCAATTACTATATTCGTAGCCTTTTACAAATTTGTCGGTTTCGGGGTCGTATTGGTAGCCTTGTGCCTGTATGTCTTCTTTGAAAGTTTCGTATACGTCATAGGCTAAAAGCGCGGTTCCGACATAGGGAACCGCCCTTGTGCTGAATTTCGCGCCTAAGCGGGCAAGTTTGCCGACCCCCGCCAATACGCCAGCGCGGGAAACTGATGAAGATACAACCGAACTAACTTTACCCGTACTTGATGCTCCAGTAGATACATGCCTAACTTTTAAATCTTGAGCTTCTGAAGTTAAATATCTTCCCGATTCTCTATCAAATACACCTTTCCAAATTCTTCTTCTTTTGTCATCTGAACCTCGAATACCTAAATATCTGCCATCATCATAAACTTCAACCCTATCAAATTTACCCGGAACATTTACTGATGCCAATGCAAATTTAGGTACAAAAAAACTAAAGCATAGGATAATCTTTAAAAAATTTCGCCCTAGGATAAGAAACATAACATTTTGCTTCATCTAATTTAATTAATAATGTAGAAGAATCAGGGAATTGAATTTCTATAAAATCTCTATCATAACGATGAAAGAAATTTCTAAAAATATCAAATGAAAACGAAGATTTAAAAACCCCTTTTCTAATCAATTCCCTATAATAAATTAACGCTTGTGGTAAATCTCTATAAATATGTGAATCAGTTTGAAATTTAACTAAATGATATTCAGAAATAAACATAATTCGGACCTCTTAAAATCACTCTAAAAATCCGATTCTACCACCGCTCAATTCTTAAACAGAACCGCCCCGATTAATACGGGTACGGAAACGCCGAGATAAAAATAAAAATCCATCATTTCAAAACCTTTTTCAGCAGGGAAACAAAGTAAACGGACGCCATCACGCCGAATACTATCCAGCCTGTTTCAAGACCGCTTTGCAGGTTGTCTTTCGGACTGCATTCCGCCAATAAAAGCCTTAGCGGCTGACCGTCCGACATCTTCCACAGACTGCCGTTATATTCCGGTCTGACAATCTGTCCGTTTTCTTTGATTCTTGGTACTACCAAGCTGAAATAAAGGTTTTCAGCCTGGTGCTTCTCAAGACATTTATTTCCGACTTGGTAGTACATGCCGTCTTACTTCATCACTCTCTTAACGATGGAAAAGACAAAAAGCGCGGCGAAAATGCCCACTACAATCCAACCGGCTTCCATACCGTCGGCTTTTGCGGCTTCCAAAGCGTTTTTTGCCGTATCGGGCAACGTTGCATTTGCCTGTGTCGCCAAAGCCAGCGGGACAGCTGTTACAACAGCCAGTTTTGCGCCGTATTTACGGCAGGTGTTAATAAATTTCATGATATTTTCCTTCAAAAAGTGTTTGGCGGTAATGGATGGAGCGTTTTTCAAACGACCGCCGAACATCCGAAAATCAGTCTTTCAAAAATCCGAATACGACAAATTCGTATTGGTTGCCGATTTCTTCCAAACCTGCGTTAATCGCTTCTTCGAAGTCGTAGAAATAATCGGCATTGGTGATTAATTTGGTATGTCCGATGTCGCCCGTTTCAGGAGAGAGATACAGAAAGTCCCCTGTTGATACGGACTGGACAACATAGACTTTCTGCATTCAATCAGCCTTTCTTCACGAGTTGAAAACCGATGACTTTCAGTTTTTGGGTTTTGCCCGTAGTAACGATTTCCACGTTCAGGTTTGCTTCGATGGGAAATTGGGCGTTTCGGAACTGCTCGAAATTGGCAGAGCCGCCGAAATCGTATTCAGTAGTAGAGCTGCCCAATGCGTTGCCTTGGGAGCTGTCTAAGGGTGTGGCGACAATCAGGCGGCAATAGTCGAAGCTCTTGCCTTCGATTTGTCCGTTGAATTTTTTAACGCCGACGATGTGGCCTTGAAGTTGGATGTTCATTTTTTGGTTTCCTTGTGTGATTAAACGTCTTTCGGGCAGACACTTTAAGCCCATGAAATCGGTAGTCTTGCGAATTTGTCGTAAATGAAGTTGTTATAGCTTTCTTCATTGTTGACGTGTTTTTGCTGTTCAAGCTGTTTTTCAAGATTCTCGTAATATTCGTACATATAGTAAGGGTCTTTGTACGGTTTGAATGCGGGCTGTTCATGAATGGCTTGAGCTTTCAAAAAGGCGCAGTCGTAGGCTTCGGGAGCCAAAGACTTGGGCAGCTTGTGATGACTCGGCTCAATCAGTTCAAACAGTTTGGCTTTGTCCAATTCGGGAAAAATGAATTTCAGACCGTTTGCCGCACGTCCGAACTGTTTTTTTACCCATTCAAGGTAGCGGTCGGCTGAAATGACCTTATCTTCCTTAACCGCGTGTATGCGCGTTGCCTTTTGGGCGAATCGTTCGCAAATCGGATATGCGCCGCCGAAATATTCGCCCGGATTCTGCAAAACTTCGAAAGGGATAACGATATCTTTTGCTTTGAATTCAATTTCAAATCGCGTCCATGTGCTTGTTTTATCGCCCAACTGCTTGCCTTTTTCATAGACGCGGACATATTTGGACGATTCACGGGAGCCGATACCATAGGTCTTGCCTTTGGTCATTTTGGCTTCATCGTCTTCTTCCCAATCTGACCCCAAACATTCGCCTTTTGGTTTGACGTGATGACAGGTAAACATACCTTTATTTCGGTCTTCACGGGCTTGGTTCGGGCTGTATTCGCCGTTGAAAAAGTCTTTTGCGATGTCAACGCGTGTGATTTTTGGGCGGATTGCATTAGTCAGGAATGTGAAAAGTCGTGATTCCCAGCCTTCTTTTGCGACGCCGCAACCGGTGCCGGTCAGTTCGAAAAGGATGGTATTGTTTTGTCCGCCAAAATGGACGCGACCGTATAGGACGTCTTCCGAACCCATCAACCAACAGCGCTCATAGAAACGACCGCCCGAGCCTTTGGATTCTTTGTAGATACAGAAACCGAAAACTTCTTCGGCGAGCATGGACGCGGCGCGAATAAAATCTTCGTCTTCCAAAAGACTTACACGAACGCCGTATTTATCGAAAAAGGTTTTTTCATGAAATGAAAAGCTAATTTGATCGATGAACGCCGAATCAGATACACCGCGACGAAGCGGAACGCCTAAAAGGTTTCCTTTGCCGTCTGTTATGTACTTTTCATAACACTCGAAGACTTCTTGAACCCTGCCCGCCGTTTCGGTTTCTGTACCCCCCCCCTGTTAGATAAGGGGGGAAGATTTGAAGCGGTTGCCGGCTTCCTGCCGTCCGCCGGTGCGTCCGTCATCACGCCGACAACCGCCTTTGTCATCCCTTGCTTATCTTCCAT